AACGTACCGCACGTTCTAACAAATTAGCATCTGGATTATCACCATATATTAATGCGGCGATATATTTTATAGGTCCAACTTCTGCTTCAATCTTGCGGTTTTCTGCGGCGATAGGAGCACGTTCTTCATTTAGTTTAGCGATTTCTTGTTGCGCTCTACCAATCTCATTCTGTAATTGCTGTCTTTCACGTGCTTGTTGTCTACGTATTTGAACTGCACGTTCAGCGCCCTGTTCGCTGTCACCGCGTGATAGTCTAGCATCAACTTGAGCATCCATTTGCTGTAATGCTTTACGTGCTATTTCTATATTATCACGCTGTGTTTTAATCTTTTCATCAAACAATGCTAACTTAGCCTGACTGTCACCAGACACAATACCCTGATCCATGTGTGCTTTAGATAAGAATCCAAAGATACCCATGCTGGTTAATAACGCTAGGGTAATTACAGCAGGGACTAGATATAACTTAAGTTGCCAAGTAATGCGATCCCAATAGCGGTGTAGCCAAACAGTGGTTACAACCTTAGCAAATTCTAAGGCACCGCCCATAATGATAATGGGTATAACAGCCGCGGCAAAAATGGCAACAAGGCCTAGTATACTATACCATGCCGCTATGCCACTTAAAGATAGTGCTGTAACTAAAACTAAGTTAGATAATGTAAATATTTTTCCAAAGGACATCAATATATTTAGTCTCCTATTCTGTCATATATCTTACTATATTGAATCAAAGGGTTCTGACGTTCCCTCAGGGGGTTCGGATATACCAAATAGGTGCCCATAGTTGTTTTTAAAGTCAATAGAGTTGAATACAAGTTTTCTAGGAATGCCCGGACCTTGCTTAATATGTACAGTAACTAATACGTCTAGTGGATCCTCACTACGTGATTTAATCTGTATTACCTCTATACTGTCACCATCGTCAAATGTGACCTTTTTACCTACTAATCCTGTAAGATTATTCATCATCTATTTCATCAAACTCTTTTTGCCATTTCTTTCGTTGCTCTTCCTTAAGAACACCTGCTTCGGTAAGTTCAACATCACTATCACACATGGGGCAAACATCTTTAGTACTATGTGATTCTTCTTCATCCTGTTCAAAATACTGAGAGATTACACTACCATCCTCACGCAAGTATTGAGTTGCGGTTTCATAACTCTGACCCTTCCAGCGACACTTTGTGCATTTGTGTGTGGGGTCAGGTTCTCTTTCAGGTTGTACCCAACTATTTTCATCACCGTATTCATAAGTGATATCATATCCACCTTTACGATCAGTCCAACAGTCATCATATTGAAAGTCCCATTCAATGTCAACATCATTTTCATAGGCATCTTCTAAAATTTGATCAATGTCTGCTTCTTGGTTTTCAAGTTGCTTCATTAATAGACCAATGTCCTCATCATCCAAATCAGGATAAATCTCACTCAACAATGTCTCATCCAACTCAATAGCATATTGTCTATCATGTGAATGCCATTCGTGTTTAACAATAGTTACCATATTTTTTCCTTTAAGAATATCGTGGATCCATACCACCATTACTAATAACATCAGTATACAATGGATTGGATTTAGTTTTCAAGTGTTCTAGGGCACATTCCCAACCTTCTTGGAAAGTCTGCCAATGATCTTCTAAACTGTCACTGACATACTCGCCATTGAGTTTGCGGCGTAGGCTATGTCCCGATGCCACTCCAAAGTTGGGATAGCATACAGTTTCAAATGCCTGTCTAATGGGATCTTGTTTGTTCATTTATCATCCCTAAAACGTACAAAGCGGGGAAAGCGAAGGCTATAACTACCATCTTGATTTTGTGTAATTACATCACACAAGATTTCAACTGTGCGACCAACAACCAAATTACGGTCAGTCCAAAGAGTATCTCTATCAGCATCACTAAAGCCACTCCCAACATTGACAGTAATAGTTTTCCCGTCGTCAACTCCGGAGCAAACAAGAGCCCCAAGTCGTCCCACATTCCTACCAGTACCTTCTTCAACACCGATGACCTCCAAATCTACCGTGATAGTCGGCTTCCACTTCATCCAAAAAGTATTACGCTTACACTCATAAGGAGCACCAACATCCTTAATCATAATGCCTTCGAATCCTGCGTTAACCTGATCCTTAGCATAACGATGCAAGATATCACGCCCTTCTGCGGTATCTAGGTTAACCATGATATGAGGCAACAGTTCAACGTTAGGCATATCTTCAATGACACTTCGCATTGACTCCAGTGCCTCTACACGTTTGCTCAATTGTGCATTCCAATGTCCTCGACGGAAATCATGTAGAGGAATAATATCAAAGATATTGAATACACTATCAGTTGCTTGTACATTTTCCTTACGCCGTGCTTGTCGCATAAGTTCTTGGAATGTATTACCAATAACCTCGCCATCAAGTACAAATCCGCCGGACAACTGTTGGGCAAATTTAGTTTTGCGAATTAGTTTAATCCAGTTATTGCGAACCTGTTCTTCGATGTGACCAAAGTTCTCAAACAGTTTGCCATTGCGGCTAAGGCTTAGTACATTTACAACACCGTCATCGTTAGGGATCACGGTCATCAATACACGCACGCCATCTAACTTAGGTTCGAGGCGCTTGATGCCCTTCATCTCAGGACGACCTTCACTGTTAGTTGCAAGTTGACAACCAAACACTGGGATTTCATAGTCAGTTTTTTTGCAGATTTTATTGACAGTCTTATCACTGATACCTGCACGAAGGTCACGCCTAATTACAGGCGCACAAAAGTTATTCCACTCAACACTATCAAAACGCTCTGCCATTTCTTGAATAGCATCACGTGCGGCATGACCAGTTAGTCCACGTTGACCTAGTTCACATAGCAATGTTTCGAAATCTTCCCATGGATTTTCGTATTCAACTTCCATGCCATCATCGAATTCACGATTGGGTACTTGCTTGACACCAAACGTTACATAAGGATTATAACAAACCTTAGTTAAGGTTAGAAAACGCTTTGCGTTACTACTACCCAATGTAGCAGCCTCAAGTGCCTGCCTAATAACATCTTCTTTGTGTAGGCGACTGTCACTCTCGTTTAGTTTAGCGATCCAACTTGCACTCATATATTCCTCTACTTAAAGGGCCACGCACTATTTGGATTTAGTTTCGGGCGGGGTTGCAATTCAATGTTTTCTTCAATCGTTTCATTATACACATCCTCGTCAATAATGTCAACAGTGAAGGGGCCATAAATTTCTACATATTCATCTTCAACCAACCAATCACTCCAGTCATATAGCCAAGCACCAGCCATACGGCCGTCAGGATCGTTTGGGTCACCGTTCATCCAGTTCCCTTCGATTTCAGCCTTTTCTTCATCAGTGAATGTATCATCAAATTCAAAATCAATTGCACATTCATCTATTAGATCACAACCCCAACCTAATTGAGTATCAGTAATGTGGATACACTTATCATCTAAATAAACTGGGTCATCCAATTCACGGAAGCCCTGACCCCAGCGATAAAGCTCTCGTACAATGAAGCCTCTAGGATTGCCGTCTGTATCAATCTTATAAACATCGTAAACCAAGTAGATAGATTTCTTATCTACAGGTTTAATTCGAAATAATTTTGCCATAGTATCACCAACTAGAATTGTAAAATACCTTACGACCTAGAAACAATTCTGCTTTAGCATCAATACAGAATTTAAGGTCATGCTCACGATAGTACTCGTCACTTGGATTACCAAAAAAGAATCCTGTAGTACCCATAATGGACACTACGCCCGATTTGATATCTTTCTCAAGTTCATCAATGTCATCCCAGGTCAATTCAAGTTCAACACCGTTGAACGTATCATACTTCAATTGTTTACGTTCAGCAAGTTTCTCCATCCAACCTTGTAGATTAGGATGCTTGCGCCAGTATGCAAGTTCTTGGTGAGTCTCATAGTCGGCATTTTTCTTGCCGGCTACATATGCGTATTGGTCAAGTCCCATTACTGCGCCTTTTCTGTTGCTACTTCTTTTACCTTGTTTACACCGTTGTCAAGTAGGCGTGCTACACCACTGAATCCGATCGTGGCGACTACGATACCTAAAATAAATCCTGCAATAAACTTACCCATTTTTAAACCTTTCTAAGATGGCTTCTGCAATATCAGTATCCATGCAATTATCAAAGTGTGCTGCCATCATCATATTAAAAACGATATGTGCATCCACACCATATGTATCGATGATAGACCTTACTTGCTTAGTATCAGTTGCCTCCCACAATAGATCGGCGATATGATGTTGGCGTTCGTTTGCTAGTTGTAGTTCCATTTAATACTCCGCAGTTAGATTGCCAGTAATATCGAGGCTCACAAAAACTTTACCACGACTCAATCCTGTTTTAGAATTATCGTCTGGATATGAAATGTCATAACAAAATTGCCCTCCATTAGTGATACCAATGAAATAACTTTGAAGCACCTTATCCTTAGGATAATTCTTACGCAAAATTTCCTCAAGCCGAGTAGTGCTAAGGTATGCACATTTCGTAATTGTATCGGATGTTATCATTAGATGACCTTTACACGGTTGAGTTGAGTAGAGTTACCACGATGAGCCTTGACAGTGCCTTGCGCAATGATCAACTTGCCTGCATCGATGGGTTGTTTGTAACTAAAGAAAACAGCCTGATCGTCATTGGTCACGCCTGAAACAAAATACACGTTCCATTGCTGGCTGTACGAACTACGCACAACCTCAACGTTAACCTTGATCTTGTCGCCGATGCGACCAATATAACCACCTGAGGCATTCTCAAGTTTACGGTTAATGTTATCACGTGCTACGGAACGCTCATAACAACTTGGCAGACTTGCAATTACCGCAACATCGTAGGTGCTCTCAATAACATCACGATTGGCAATTACCATTGCGGTGTTATCAAAATCGTTCAACTTCTTGCCTTGCAGGATCTTGAAGGTAAGACCTTTGTAATAAGTGCGAACAAGTTTGCCCTGCTCACGATCAGCCTCAGTAATGAGGTCAGTGTTGGCAAGGAAGTTATCAATCATTTGGCGATTAGTCTCGCCTTGCTCACCGTCGGGGATGTACTTGACATAACTTCCGTTAATGCGTTGTGCCGCACAAGCCGCACCCCACACATCATCGGCTTGAAGATTAAGAACCGGGCGTTGATAGCGAGCCATTTGTATCTCCGTTGTTTCAGACTATACCGTTATTGTATGACAATTTGGATTTATTGTCAAGCCTGGTCCATGATGTAAGTGAAGAGTATCCACTTAGCACGATTCAGACATTGACGGGCGTCCTCGGCCCGCATATAATCGACCTCACCATATTCGGTGTTGATCATTTCCTGAGCATCACTCATGAGGCTAGCAGCCATCATAGCAGGACCACTGAAACGAAAAGTAATGCTTTGTTCCACAGCCTCACGCATTTGGGCTTCAGTGCAACCATACATACGGACTTCACGCTTTTGGGCTTCAGTAAGGGCTTCGTAAACTTGGGTCATTTGTTTCTCCGTTAATCAACTGTCAATACATGTAGTATACGCCCAAACCGATTTATTGTCAAGCCTTTTTACCCAGTATTTTATGAGTAAAAAGGCTTTATAAATCAATGACTTACAACTGGATCCATTCTTCCTCTTCCTCGAGGATTACGGATTCTGACCCGTCATACTCATCGATTCGGAAGCGAGTTCCAACGGGAACCCAACGTATGCTCAAACTACCAGCACCGCCCAAATAGATATCCTCTCCATAGTTGGACACTACGTAGGGTTCGATTTGGTCATGCTGTTCACTTTCAACCAACTGTACAATTACAGGGTCAAATACAATAGCCAAATGCTCACGGTTCCAAGTATACCAACCGGCACCAAAGCCCGGCGAATAAAGCACGGCTACAAAGCCGTCACGTTCTATACGATCCATAAAAACTCCTATTTAATCACAGAGGTCAACCTGCACCTGAACATCTACCTTTTGATCATTGTGATCATAGACATTGTAAGTACGGGCGATACCAGTAATTGCCTTATCGATACCACTGACTTTCTGACCTGTTAGGCTCTGACTACAACCGATCGTCTGAAGGGCCATGGTCACAGCAACACGCTGGGAAATAAAACACATATCATACACACCAGCAACCGTAGTATAGAAGCCAACATCGTTGATAATTACACGGATTTTTTGGCTGTTATTCAGACCATCGATCAAACGCTTTGTACGCATAACTTGCTCCTGTTTCTTGACTGTATGATGCTATTATATACCCAAACTTATTTAATGTCAAGCCTTATTTGACTAGACGAAATTTGGGCTTACGGTGTAGCGGAATTACAACACATGGTGGACGGTCAATTTCCTGACTTAGTTTAGTCAGGTCACGGCCCAAACCCTGTAGCAATTCTACAACATATTCCTTACGATGGTCGCTCTGTTCGAGGAACCAATTACGCAAGCCCTCAGGACCACTTTCAATAAGAGTAGTCATAAGAAACTTGGTGTTGTGTCTGTCACGTTCTATAGTATCCATAATGTGTATATTACAGTAATTTGGATTATTTGTCAAGACCTTTTAAACCATTGTTTTACAACGGTTTCTGCTGGCTTACCACGAATGCTTTGACTAATATTAGGGAAGCCCTCACCATCTTCCTGAATACCATTGGAGGTATTTACATAACCAGTACTGGGCTTTAGTGTGTCTGTATGCCAATACGAACTATGAAAATTCACTTGCTCAACTTTAAAATAAGTTTGTGACTTGATGGCCTTTAATATTCCATCAATACCTACAGCCTGCAAACTAAAATCAGTAACGTAGGTAGTCTGTACGCAATCTAGTTTGACATTATTAGCGATTCCTTTAATACAGAATCCATCTTCTACCCAACCTTCTTGGAAGTACTTGTCTCTACTTTGAACAGCAACTTCAAAAATAACAGGTATATCCTTGCCCGATCTTGACATAGTGCAATAATTTTGTGAGGGGTAAATGCAATGAAAGTCTTGATATGCACGATACAATTCTTTTAATGCTTCTACCATAACAGTTTCAGAATTAAAATTAATCATCTTATCAGCAGATATCTTAGGAATAACTCCTATGTGTATAGCATCAACCTTATCAATGATTCTATAGTCATGCCAAGGCTGTACGTGCTGTCCCCAAGTAATTTTACCTGTGTATACTTTACGCATTTCATCGATTGTGGAAACAATTTCTTCTACATACATTTCTTGCATGGTAGGATCATGTAAGTTTCCTATATGCATAGCGTTCCAGTCTGCACCAATTCTAGTGACACCGATAGTTTCGCTAAACTTAGCAAGTTCAATCATATTCTTTTTATGTGATGCTAGTATAGTTTCCCATAATTTTTTATCAAGTGAGTCTCCTAATTGCCAAAGAAAATTTCCCTTATCATCTAGCATGTTCATTTGCCATGATAGTGACAATTTAATATTTCTTTTTTTGGCTTCGGTAGCAAGATATGTTAATAGTTCTTGCGAGTATCCAAGATTCTCTGGCTTTTGTAACCAATAGGGCAATGTTGGATCTACAGTCCATACACCACTGATATATACCCAAACATTGTCTACACCTAACTGTTGAAGTTTATCAAGTGAATCACGGTATAAAATTTTTGTATACTCATCACCTTTGCAAGGATTATTTGTAGTTTGAAATACTGACCATGTTACATTACCAGTAGGTTTATAATCTTTTAAACCAACACTTCTAGTTACATTACTAGATAATGAATCTGTTACAGTAGGAACGTTATATTTCCCAGTAAATTCATTTGGATATGTTTTATCTGTATGTGGATTGGTACATTCGGGCTTTAATGTTACCGTAGAAGGTGTTACTGCTTGTACAGATACAGTAGGAGTATTTCCGCCACCACCACCGCAGGCAGTCAGTACTAAACTTAACAACAAACTTAACCGTTTCATAACTATCTCTGTGTGTAAAAAGATAGTACTAATATAGCAGACTTTTGATTAAGATGCAAAATGAAAATGCCCGAACTAGTCGGGCATTTGTTAGACTATGTAAGTTATTGATTTACTTGTCTTTTTTGGTTGCACCGTTAACGAAACCATACATCTTTTCAGCAGTCTCAAGAACTTTGTCAAGTCCTGGAAATTCTGGCATAGCAACAGTGCTAACAATTTGTCCGGTCTTTTCATCACGCTTTGCGCTCATTTCCCAACCTTGAAATTTTACATGGTATTCTTGTGCAACCAGGTCTTTTGCCATAGCAAGAATATCTGTACGAATTTCGTAACCATTTTTGTTAAATTTTACTTCTGGAAGTCCTGGCATTTTATTTTCACTCATGATTGTCTCCTTATGTGTGTATGTCTGAGTTTATTTCTTTTCTTCGTTTTTGTCAACTGGTTTGTTGAACTTTTCTGGGTAGTTTAACCTTTCCCATTCTTCATCACTAACCGGCCACCAATTATTCATTTGTCATGATCCTTTTGGCTTCTTCGTATTTTCCCATACGGGCTAATACTCCGGCTGCTCTTACCTTACCTAATATATCACAGTAAGATAAGAATTTGTTTATTAAAGTTTTCATCATATAATCCTTTCATCAGATATTTTTTGATTGTATTCAAAAGTTAGTCTGTCTATATCACCTGCATTTTGTGGTTTTTTGCTTATGATATATCGTTCTAAATCACTACCATATGTAGTAGGTCTAGTAAAATAACCTAAAGCAACCGTACCTGCAAGTGCAAGCACAATTAACACTATATCCATATTATTTTCCTTTAACTGATGACTTAAAATAATTAGTCGTATAGTCAAAGAAATCTTTGCTGGAAACAATCATACCAATTGTTGATGATGCTAAAATACCTGCATCAATGGCTCTTTTGGTATAATCTGCTTGTGCGTCAACGAAAGAATTTAATGCGTTGCGAATACCTTCATGTGATACTGCAAGATTTACGAATTGTTTTTTTGATGATTGAACCGCGTCTACTGCGGAATGTGCGAATGTACTAAACATAATTTTCTCCTTGTGTATGTGTGTACGTAGATTGCTCTACAGATTTATTTATTCCTTATTGAAATAAACAAACAAAAAAGTGGGGAATTACCCCCACTTTTCTTGATACTTTTTTAGTGCTAGTTGTCTTGCAAGCCAAAGCCTAAATTTAACGTAGTCACTAAGTTCAGTATCATCCTCATCCTCTCTAAGTCTGATTCTCCAAGATCGATTAAGTTGTATGGGTAAAATTGAATCATCGTCTACTTCATACCATTTTGGATCATTGGCTAAATATCGACTTAATCGAATTGGATTACTTCTTAGCAGCCTTATCTTCGGCTTTAGCGGCAGGCTTCGCCGCTTCGCTTTTAGCAGGCTTAGCATCTGCCTTAGGAGCAGGTGCAGCCGTAGCTGGTGCGGGAGCAGCCGCAGCCGGTTTGGCTTCAGCCTTCTTTTCTTCTTTCTTAGCAGGTTCTGCGGCGAAAGCGGTTACAGCGAAAAGTCCAGCGATTAAAGTTGTTGCAATAGTTTTCATTTAAGTTTCCTTTTTAAAAAACACAGAACGAAATTGTTGCTGTGTATAATATATAACGCATGACACGCTATATTCGTTGACAGAGATTTTAACCTCCTCGCCCAGAACGTCTAACTACACTAGAACCTCCAAACCCTTTACTAGGTTTTGGAATGGGCTTTGATCCCTGCTTGCCCTGATTAAAAGCGGCTTTGTTCTTTTTGGCTTCTAAAGCCATATTAATAAATGGGTTTTTACTTTTCTTTTCTTCAGTCATTTTTTCACCTTTATTGATTGTAAATATTCTTCCAACGTACCATATAAACCTAACATCATAGCAACTTTACTATCATATAAACGTATGTAAAACTTTGCTTTTTTATCTTTTTTATTTACACCCAGATAGTACGGGCATTTGATTTTTTTGTTTAGTTCTAGCATGAAACTATGATGACTTTTTCCTTCAGCCTTAAATTCATATTCGTAGAATTCAATATCTGCCAATTCAAAAGCGGTAACGCCTTCGTCTGTTAAACGAAGGCCTTCTTGTCTACCAGTAAACCACCAACGAAATACTACATCCTCTATTGGTAGTTCATGGTATACTCTATGCGATTTGGGGATCTCCGCTAATACGGCTTCTGTAATTTTTTGTTTGATTGATTTATGAGCGATCATCTGGGTATACAGTTCTACCCGAATTCATAAAGACCACAGTAAACTTATCTGTTTTGAATTGAGCATTAAGTTTACGACATAAATTTCTAGCATGACCCGGATTACTAAAACTAGTCTTTTTATATTTGGGTGCAGCCTCATTGGCTAGGTAATGCTGACTCTTTAGATTAATAGGTTGGTCGTCATAGAATACAGCCCAAATACCACTAGCCTCTACGATTTGGTCGCATTTGTATGTGGTCTTATCCACATGCTCTAAAATGATTTTTGGTTGTGTTCTACTCACTTAAACGATCCGCCTTTAATTTGTAACTCAATGACTGGTTCGGGCTTAGACTTTTCCTTCTCGTACAAGTCCGATAATAGTTTTGTAATATCGTCCCTAAGCCCTCTAGCGTCATCGATTGGAATAACAATGTCTCTAGTCTTTTTACTTTCTGCTACAGACATTTTATCCAAAAAACGTCTTATAAATATCATGATATATTTATCTGACTTTTTGCCTCGTCCTCAGTTTTAAATGGTCCACTATAGGGATAACGTTGGATAAAGATGTATTTTGGACAAAATGTTACTTGTTCTGTCCCATTTTGGTTCATAATGAACCATCCAGCCGCATGATAGCACTTACTCTTTTTGGATTTTGTGAATAAATGTAACTTACGTTTGATATCAAATATACTATTATATGTCCTAGATGTAGTAGGAAACTCTGGGTAGGGCAAGTCAGCCTTAACCTTATTAGATTTCATGGGCTGGAATCTAATATTAACTTTCTTTTGTATGTCCTGCGGATTATTAAAATGTGTCAGGCTCCCATTGAGTTTAACCTCGTATCCCGATCCATCAGCAATAACATTTCCTACTTTTTGTTTACCATCAGTAACAACCCAATATTGATTCTTAATGATTGGTTTAGCGATTAATTCAGTCATAATTCTCCCAAGAGTTTTTGTCATAGTTCCAATGACGGTTGTCATATAATATAAAATCAATTTCGTATCCAAACAGGCCTAACTTTAGGTTAGCACCTGCATGGTCTTGCTTTGTACTGAGTTCAAATTCAAAACGCAAAAGACCGTCGCTTTTAAGAAGTTCGACTTCCCAAAATTTGTTTTTGAATATTGTTTTCCCGTGCCAAAACTTTATACTCTTATACCTATCCCACCACTTCGGTCTGCGAATATTTATATTAACGTAAATCATTCTTTTGTCAACTCGCACACAAGTAAGAAATGCTCGTAGGCTTTCTTAACTGCAGGATTGGTCAATAGTTTTTCTGCCTCGAGGATTAATGCTTGTAATGCAGCCTCACTGGCATCCTGCACAGCAGGGCGAATTAATGGATAATCATCCTGCTTAAAACTCTTTGCTAATTCACGCCACAACTTTTGCTGATGTTCAGTAATAGGTTGCTTTTGTGGACGCAAGTCCATAGCCTTAGTGATGGCCTCACGCACAGCATCCTCAGCCACACGACCTGCGGCAATCATTGGTGCAAGTGCAGGTTCAATGTTATAACGACGGCTTGCCCCACCAGGATAGACCATAACTAGATGATTACCCTTAGGGAAACTATCAAGCAATTGCTGGTCATATTCATAGACAGGCTTATAACGACGACCGACCTTTTCGTAGAAAATCTTTTTCATTTTGAAAATTCTTCCCAAAATAATTCTGTATCTTTAACGTGTGCTATAGGCTTAAGCCAACCCATTAGTACTGCCTTCTCTATAATAGTTTTAAAATATGGACTACAATTTTCAGAAATTTCAAGGCCTGCTCTAGGCGCAACAACCATACCATCTTGTAACATGAATTTAGGATCACCCGGTTTTATAGTACGCAACGATGATTGAGTAGTAGAAATGTTCATTTTTTTATTTTACAATACTTTACGAAAATAGTCAATAGTTTTGATTAACCCAGTTTCTAAGTTAATGCTAGGATTCCAATTAAGTATTTTTTTGGCTAAGGTAATGTCTGGACATCTTTTCTTTGGGTCATCTTTAGGCAAAGGCATCTGAATAATTTTACTTTTGCTTTCCGTTAGTTTAATAATTTTATTAGCCAATTCTAAAATAGTAAATTCATTAGGACTTCCGACATTCACAGGCCCAGTCACTTCATCTTTAGTAAACATTAAAGCCTGCATTCCATCTAACAAATCGTCAACATAACAAAAACTACGGGTTTGTTGCCCGTCACCATATATGGTAATATCTTTGTTTTCTAATGCTTGAATAATAAAATTGCTAACAACCCTTCCGTCATTAATAGCCATTCTTGGACCATACGTATTGAATATCCTCATGATTTTAGACTTAACATTATGTACACGATGGTAATCCATAAATAATGTTTCGGCCGCTCGTTTACCTTCATCATAGCAACTACGTATACCAATTGGATTCACGTTGCCCCAATATTCTTCGGATTGTGGATGTGTAAGGGGGTCACCATAGCATTCACTAGTACTAGCCTGTAAAATTTTAGCGCCTGTGCGTTTTGCGAGCCCTAACATATTGTATGATCCTAATACGCTAGTCTTAATTGTTTGGATTGGGTCTTGTTGATAGTAATATGGACTTGCTGGGCTTGCAAGGTTATAAATTTCATCTACTTCTACATACAATGGAAAACAAATGTCTTGGCGAATTATTTCAAAATTTTTATTGTCCAATAAATGAGAAATGTTATTTTTGTACCCTGTAAAATAGTTATCTACGCAAAGAACATGATGACCCGCATTAACCAGTCGATCACACAGATGACTTCCTAAAAAGCCCGCGCCACCTGTAACTAAAATTCTTTTCATTTCTTTAATTCTTCGATCACTAGTTTCTTTGCTCGGTTGTCTAATTCAAGGTTTTGTTGTTTGAGCATTAGTGGAGCAAACGTTTCGATATAATTCATGATTGCTTCCTTACCACCATCATTAAAATGATTGTATTCACCTTTTTTACCAATACTAGATTGATAATAGGAATCTTTATCGTTTAATACTGCTAATATTCCTGCATATAATTGTTTATGTAAAACGTTACTCATGTACCTTTCCTTGATACGGGGAATTAAGCCACTTAGCATAAGTGTCAGCATTTTGAGAGATTTTTTCAAGTTCATATTTCCCACAGAATTTCATAAAGTGAACGCCAACTTGCGGAGTAGTATTTACTCTAACACCAGTGCGAATACTGTTATCAACCTTAGTCTTAACGTCATCGGGTTGTGCAGTCAAGTCAATCAGTGTACGGTTACGTTCATAACAATCACGCACACGTTGTTCTTCACCGTTGTGATCTACCCAACGTTGCAACATCATGTTGTTCCAATTGAACCCCATTTTATGTCTGTCAGCAAATGCTTCTACAAGACCAACTTTATTCTTGCTACCTTTCTCACGCACACCTGGGTAAGCACTGAACACATTGTCAGTAGCGTCACCGCGCATACATTTTTTGAATAGCAAGTATTGCGGATCCTCAAGCAGTTTATGCTCTTTAGTTTTCTTATCAATTACAGGCTTACCGTTATCTTTGAAATATCCCTGTAGGGTAATGAGTTCGTTGGAGACTCCGTTGTATTGAAACACGTTTTCAGCAATAAGTTGAACGTAATCAGTATCAGAACTAATAATGTAGTGCGTGTCATTTGGGTGCAGTGCAATGAACCTTGCAATTAAGTCATCTGCCTCAGCGTTTGGCTCACGTAGTACAGATACGTTTGTCTTTTCACGCAAGAAGTTAGTAAACACTTCATACGTGTCCCAAAACATTTTGTTTTCTTCAATTTCTGCCTCAGTCATAGCGGATTCATCAAGTTTACGATTAGCCTTGTAGGGCTTGTAATATTCCTTACGCCAACTGCGGCCCTCAAGACAAAACACAACGTGGTCAATCTTATGATTGCGGACAATTTGATTAACTGACGCTAGTGTAAGATGCAGTGCCATACCAATCTTCTCCCAAGTATCACTATTACGTGATGCCACATGTCGGGCGCGGAAGAAAGTATTGGCAGTGTCAATTAGTGCGTAATTCATGTAAACTCGCTGGTAAGTTAATATATGCGTATATTATATGCAAAATAGTATTATTAATCAACACATTTTGGGTAAATATTTACCCATTCCATTCAAATAAACCTGAGTCCACTATTTTAGGAGCACGGGTCCGTTTAGGTTGTAAATGGTGTTCGTTGCGTAATGTAACCATAGTATGACACATTTTACATAAGACTTCAATATTTGATGGATCTCTGTTATCGTTATTGCCATCAATATGATTGATATCTAATTGGGCAGGATCTAGTATATGTTTGCAGATACAAGGAAATCCATAATGCCCATCACTATTGGCACATCCTTGGTTCATTTTCCATCTATCTACTTCATGCTTCTTAGTGGTTCTATGTGCATTACATACTTGTTTGTTCTTATTAGTTTTTTTATTATGCTGTCCAACTGTGTGATGACAATTGGGCATAGAACATTTCATGTACGGTAAAAAAGCCATTTAACTAACCTCAAACGTTGTGTGTATTTTCATGGAGTTTTTTAAAACATTATAATTATGATTAACAATATCCAAAACTTGATGTTGCCATGCCAACATCTCCTCGTCAGACATATTGCATAATCGTTCAACTTCATCTACAATCATGTCTAATCTCAATTCATCATCTTTTACATTATCATAAGATTCATTTATATAAGGGTGAAAAGTTCTATAGCCTGCTCTTTTTAATAATTCAAGGCATCCCGGTACTCCTGCAAGCAAGAAGGGTTTTTTTGCGGCTATGAATTTATAAGTTTTCTCGCTAAAGAAATAACAATCAAGACTTAGGTCTGTTTTAATCCTATTAGGAAATTCATAATTATCTTGAAAATATTTGGTCTCTGTTATGATACCAAAGCATGTCTCATTAAAATGATGCAAATCAGATAGTTGTAAACTCATAAATCTATCAGTGTCAACATTAAGAACAGTTTTTAAACCTAAGTCTATTGGGAACAAATCCTTATGGTTAGTTAGAGATTGAATAAGGTCATCTGTTTTATTTGGTAAATTTTCGTGTATACTTCCAAAACAGAATTTATGTTGTTCAAAATTAAAATAATTAGACAACATGCCCTTTTCTAAAAGACCTCGTTTTATAATTTCTGATGTTATGTATAACCTGTGTACTTTTACGTTTCTATTGTAACTAAGGTATCGTTTGCTTTTAATTTTAGGAGTATTGTCTATATTATGGTATGGGGAGTCATTACTATTCAATAGTCCTGCTGAATGCGATTCCCATTGATTAAAGAATATTGCTCTAACTTTTATCCAATCGAATCTTTCACAATGTCTTATATAATAATTTATGTTCTCTACACATGGATAAGCACCGTATACTATAGCAATATTATTTGGATTAAAATTATATTCCTCTACCAAAGACCTTATTATTTTTTGGCATACTGAAGTAGTATTAAAGATTATCCCTTCGCTAATAACGTCAAATGCAATTTTTGCATTTTTGTTATAATCAACAAATGATAATATTTTCTCACAATATAATTTTATCTCTTCATCTGTCTCTGAATTAGTAAAAGGCATGGTGTTTACCATCGCATAATCACTACTTAAGTAGGGAGTAGGACGAGAATAAACAAAGTTGCTCATTAACTAACTTCTGTTCTACCGTTGCCAATATCTTTAGTTTGAATTATCCTAACATCATTTCGTTTGCTAGGGTCTGCATCCTCTTGCTCGTAGATTTC